TGCTGGCGCTCCGTCCGCACAAGTTCAGCCTCTGCCTGGAACGCCCTTCGTTCCTCGGACACTTGCTGAGTCTTGCGGGTGTAGTCTGCTTCTCGGCTGTAGCCCTTTTGGAGTTCTTCAAGCGTGACCTCAACATTCTTGCCGTCTACTTTGACGGTGAACACAGGTGGCTTGTCCTCCTCCTCCTCGGCCTCAGTCTCATCAGACTGTTCCCCATCAGAGTCTTGCAATTCCTCTTCTGGAGCCGCTGAGTCAACTTCCGTCAACTCATCCTGCAACTCAACGTCCTGCTGGTCCCCACCTTCCGATGGCAGCATCGCGTCAATTGCACTTGCCGCATTGGCAATATTTAAATTATCCATGTTTCAGTTCCTTTCATTTCTTTGAACGCTCAATTTTCTTGCGCTCAATCCAGCCGTTATCCACCATCTTCTTCAGTTCAGTTCGCAGGTTGTCAATGACTTGAATCATTAACCACGCCTGCTCACGTTTTGCAGATTCATCTGGAAGGCTTGTCTTCCACTTGTAAATCTGCATATCTTGCAACTGCTGCAGGGCATTGGTAAAAACCTCGTCTTGGAGCAGTAGCTCTGACTTATTGCCCTTGCGGATAACGTCTTCCTCGGTCATTGAAAGGTTCCTTGTTGTTTAAGTAGCTCACGGTCAATGTTCTGTTGAGCCGTGATTTCTGCCGTGTTGATCTGGACGTTGTACTTCAACTCCAGCTCGTACTTCTTCAGCGCCATCTCCTGGTACATCTTGTCCCGGTTTAGGTCGTTGTCCATCATCATCTGCTGACGCTTGAGTTCCAACTCTGCCGCCTTCTTCTGGATGTCGGCCTGGATGCTCTGGGCCTGCACCTGCGCCAGCACCTCCTCTGGCGTTGGCTTGGGTTCGGGTGGGGCAGGCGGCTGGTAGTCGGCGGGTATCTGGTTGAAGAATTGGCTGGGGTCTCTAAAACCGTTCAGTTCCACAATCTTTCGCAGGGTGCTGCTGTACTGTGCTGGCGTCACCAAGGGATTCACCACACCCAGTTGGGTCAGCACTTCCTGCTGTTTGGCGCTAATTTGCATCAGTGCCGCCACGCGCTCGTTGGTGTCGCCGTTGCCCATGCCAATGTTGATGGAGCAGTCCATCGCAGCATCCCAGGCTCTGGGGTCAATCTGCACAAACTCATTCCGCAGGCGCACCATGCGAGCCTTGTCTTGGTGGGTGGTCACCAAGAACAGGATTGACTTAAACAGCTTCTTCATGCCCTCTGCCATCAGCCTACTGATTAACTCAATGCGGCCCTGGCTGGCTGAAATAGTCGCTGCCACTGCCGCTTTGGTGCTGGACTGCAGCGCATCAGCATTCAAGCCCATTGCAGCCTTGCTCATGCCAGTGCGGTCCTCGCGTATTTGGTCAATGTAGTCCAGCATTGGAAATGCGGCCTGTCCCACAAATGGCGTACTGAACGGCTGCACCATGCCGGGTGCCCTCATGCGGATGATGGCGCCTGTTTCGTTGTTGAGTACATCGTCAATGTTGACTTGACCCTCAACAATAGCAGTCCTTGGGTGGATGCTCTGCGCCAGGCTGTCCAGCGTGTTCCTAAGAATCTCGCTCTTAATCTCCTGCAGGTCATGGGTGATGTCAAAGATGGACATAGCCTCAAGTGGACTTGTGTGAGGCTCTGGGTCGCAGGGGAAGTCAATGAAGGGAATGTAGCTTGCTGGCAGGTTCCTGAGAATCTTGTAGCCGCTGCCGATGCAGCAGACCTTCCGCAACTCGGGAATACCGTCCTTGTCATAGTCAACCCGCAGGTACGCCTCAACGTACAGCACTCGCTCCATCATGGGGTTGGCGCTCTCAACAGAAACACCAAAGCTGCTCATGGGCTGACGCGCCAAATACTCCTCGTTGGTGTCAAGGTCGTTGCTGGTGATGTTCTCCCGCACCTCGTCCTCGTCATACCCCATCTCAATCAACTGCGCCACTGTTGCCATCTGGCGGTGGGCAATGATGGCTGAATCATCAAATGACCTGGCACGGCGGTCCAGCAGCAGTTCCTCTGGCGGCACAGACATAATCCGCACCCGCCCATCCTTAATCTTGCGCTTGATCTGGACATCATGCAGCTGGCCCATTGCCTGGTCAGGGTAGGTGTTCATCACCACCACATCTGTCTGCTCTTGCATCAGGATTTGCAGGGTCTGGTCATCGAGGCCAGAGTACTCCTCAATCCGAACCGTCTCATCCTCCTCCCACCAGCACTTCATAATCCCGCACTTCCGCACCAAGCTGTCTTTGAAGGTGGAGTAGGTGGTCAGGAAACCGTTGTTGTCAGAGTTGAAGATGAAGTTGCAGTAATCGGTGGCTTGCTGTGCGTTGGCAACGTCCTCTGGGCCTGTTGGCACAAACTCAACTGTGTTCTCGCTGCTGAAGAAGATACGCATCAGTGATGGCATCATGGCTGACACTGTGTCTCGCACCTCCATAGCCACCACCTGGCTGCGTCCATCTTCCTCGGTGCCAAACAAATCCCCACGGTAGTACTCAGTTCCCTTGGCGCGAATAGGACTCAAATCAGTGTCGATGTAGCTGACTGCATCGGTCAACTCCATGCTGATGATGCCTTGCAACTCGTCCAGGTCCATGATCTCAACGGCCTGGGTGTCAGTGTTTAGATTTTCCATGCTCATTCCTTAATACCCCAAAAATACAAATCTCTAGGGGATTGATTTTCGCTGAATTCAAATTGAACCATTTTTTTTACCATCGGCATAAAGTGCCAAGATTCAAGGTTCCGATAATAATCATTTGTAAATGGTGAATCGGCTGCTGAGGTGCGAGTAGTGCCATGCTCATGCCGCCCAGTAGTGGCGCAGCTGAACACAACCAGACCACCACCACGCACCAAATCAATCATCTTCTGAAACGTCTTCTGCCAGTGCCTGTCATGCTCAAAGCACTCGCAGCTGATTGCCACATCAAAATGCCCATCAGCAAATGGCAACTCATGCCCCAAGCATACCAAGTCAACGCCTGGACCCTCACCCAAATCACACCCAACATACTCCGCTGGACTATCAAAGAACTGTCGGACGCTGCCGTTAATGTTTAAGGAACCAACCTCCAGCACCCGAGTCCCTGTAAACATCTCAGGGTATCGAGCCTTGACTCTACTCACAAACTCTGACTGCGCTAAGTGACTCATTGAAACCAAACCTTCGCATACTCAGGACGATTTAACTCAATCCAAGGTTTAGCCGCCAGCGTCAGCGCATATGCATCTCGGCCTATGGTGCTGCTGCCAATGTGATGCACATAGCTGGCACTCAAAAAATGCTTGTATCCCTTCTTCGCCAAATCAATGCAAATGACATCATCGCTGAAGTAATTGATGGGCGGGAACTGGCAATCTTCAAACGCCTCTGAACTCATCCAAGCAAATATCGGACTCACGACAGACAACTGCTTGACAAATGACTCATGGTTGAATTTCATGCCGTTGAGTTTCTCACCATCATTGAACCTAATATTCTGGATTGGCCTAACGGCATCGGACCTTGACGCCACCAAACCAGGGTTTAGTTGCAGCTCATTGCAAATCGCCACATCATCCAGCAGCACCCGGTAGCTGCTGGGCGTCAAAACAATATCGTCATTGGCTATCACCACAGCATCATGCCCGTCACTGAGTGCTTTGCGGATAACTGCGTTGTAATCATCACCAAAGTTGCTGGCATCACCAAACAGCAATGTGCAGTCGTAGCCATCAATCACCCTCTCTGGCCCCTTCAGATACACCTGGACATCAGGCGCGTACTGCCTGATGCTCTCCAATAGCACGGGTAAACCCCTGCCGTGGACGGTGCTGATGACAATGGGAGGGTTCATTCCAGCTCGGTGTCCACTTCCTCGTCTTCAACAATCCAGGCATCGCAGGTTCTGCTGCTTGCACACTTGAAATCAAATATCTCGCAGTACCCCAAGTCACCAGCCTCAATCACTGCCCAGGGGTCACCCTCATCACCAATTCCCTCGGCAATACAGGATTCAATCTCATCGCTTTGGTTAAACGCAGAGCAATTACCGCAACGGCTCTGCTTGGCGTCCTTGGCGCTGACATCCCATTTCTCTGCCTTACGCATCCAGAACTCGGTGTTGGGTAGCTTTGGATTCTCAGGACCGTATGCCGCCTTGGTAATCGCTTTCTCACGGTTCTTCAAATTCAGCGTCACATCCTGAGTTGCCTCTGGACAACTATCACCAGGCTCCTTACCGCCCATGATAATCATCACGGCGTGTTTCATTTCTTTGGGTACGGTTCTCATTTCATGCCCTTCTTCATTTTCTGTGCCTCGGACATAGCAATGGCAACGGCCTGGTCACGGGTCTTCACCTTCTGACCGGAGCTGCTCATCAGCTTCTTGTCCTTGTACTCGCCCATTACCTTTGCAATTTTCTTGGTTGCTGCTGTAAATTTCATGCTGCCCTCGTTAAGTTACGTCTAATACCCTGCCCCCACTTAGTACCGCCAAAACTACCATACATCGCAGTTCCCGCATCGCTGGCAAAGGTCAAGCAGAATGCGTCTGCTTTATCGGGTGACGCCAGGCCACGCTTGCGAATCTCGTCTTTACCCTCAATCTGAATCTTCCCACTGCTGGTGAAGAAGTACCGCACTGTCGCCAGTTCAGCAATTAGACTCTCATCCTTGGGAATCTTGCAGTCTCGCTTCTCCAGCCAAGCCTTAGCCTTGTGCCACAGTTCAGCCTTCAGATTCCGATACGTACTCCCCAATGCCGGGGATTCTGCCACATTGATGCCAATTGCTGGTAACTTTAATTCACGCAGCCTGTCTACCACCCCAGCACCCAACCCAATGCTGTCCACCATGATCTCATGGGGACGCTGGCTTGGCTGCAGCGCCTGGTACTCTGCCATCACAGCACCAGTGAGCTGCATCAAATCCAAATTCTTCCAGGTCTTGATCTCAGTTATCACATTCCCCTGACGCTTGCACAGTGCTGATCTGTCACTCCCAAACCGCGCAACGTCCAGTCCCCACACCACACTGGCAATGGGACTCATGGCAACATCCCTGTTGATAGCCGCCTCCAGCAACTCCATCGGTATCACTGTGTCGTCATCGCTGCGCGGAAACTCACCCAGCACCCGTATCCGATAGGCGTTGGACTCTTCGCCGTAGCGCACCTTCATCTCCTCCATGTAGGCGTCACTTACCCTTGGGCTGTCGGCGCAGCTCACCTTCATGGTCACCCAGTCATCCTTTAGGCGGTTGTGCGTATCAAAGAAGAAACCGCTGCTGCGTACCGGGTTACCTAGTAACAAAGTTACAGCCTTGTGGCCCGACATTGAACCTGCTGCCGCCTCAAACACCTGCTCAGGTATACCGCTGGCCTCATCAGCCACCAGCATCACATTCTCTGAGTGTACCCCCTGCAGCGCCTCGGGCTGCTCTGCGCGTGATGTCCTGGCGCTGACAAACGCCTCGGTGGGTGCCTCCTTCACTTCAATGCGGTCCTGCTTCACCTCCAGCTGCTCCTGCAGTGTCGGTGGCAGCGCCTTGACCCACCGCTTCAACTCAGCAAACAAGGCGTCATACAGCTGGCTGCTGGTAGGGGCGGTAACCACAATCTTCACCGGAAACCGCAACAGCAAATACCAGATGATGGCCCAGGACGCCGCCGTGCTCTTGCCTACACCATGCCCTGACCTGACACTGATGCGCCTGTTGTTTGCTGCAATGTGTCCGAGGAACTCCTCCTGCCAAAGGTCAGGCTTAACGCCAAGCACTTCCTTGACAAACAGCACTGGGTTGCTTTTGTACAGCTTGGCAAAGGCGAGGAACGGGTTTTCACTCATTGATCAAAACATTGTCGGTTATTTCAACTTGACGCAGAGCTTCTAAACGTAAATCGCCTATGTTGATGTTGATTGCAGCTTGTTTGCTTACCCAGCCATGAACGTGTTGCAAAACTGCCAGCGCCGCTTTAGCGTCGCCTTCGCGCGCTGCGGTATGCAAACACATAGACATTTCAATTTCAGCGTCGGCTTTGCCTTTTTGCGCTGCTATTTCAGCAATAGGGTCAAATTGCATTAGCTGCCTATATTCGGTGGGCAGCATACCCGCAGCCAACGCTAACGTATCACCTCTTAACCCTAATTTAGCGGCCTCATAAATTTTGTTTAACCGCGATTCGGTTGCTTCTATTTTGCGCGGTGTAAAGGGCAAACTTTGAAACATGGGTTATTTTTTAAAAAATTTTTTCGGTGTGTGTTTGGCTGTGCAATTATAACCCCCCGCCGTTTTATTAAGGGGGGGGTCCGCAGCCATAAAAAACCCTACTAGCATTGTGGATATCGCTCTGGGCGTGTGCCGTGTGTGCCAGCACACGGCCAGCACGGCCAGCACGGCCAGCATGGCCAGCATGGCCAGCACGGCCAGCACGGCCAGCCACACGGCCAGTGTGTGCCATGTGTGTCATCGTGGCTCTTGACACATATGGCACACAATCTACGTTTGTGGGTCATGTGGGTCATGTGGGTCATGTTTTTTTGTTTGACAGTCGCGCTGAGAACGTGAATTCCTACACTAATGATACTGTTGTTATATACAGTATATATATTTTCTTAGGTTTAGAAGATCAATGGCACACATGACACACAAAGGGGCATTTTCAGAGCAGGGCGCCATGCCCGCGACACTGCCCACACGCCGACACACACTGACACACACGCACTAAGGGTTTCCCCTAGTGTGCAAAATGTTGTTACAAATCAATGCGTTACCGCGCTTGCCTAGGTGCTGGCACGATTCTCTTATGCTCTATGGGTGAGAGGGCAGATTTTTGCCCTCTCTTAATACAGTAAAGGAAAGTACCATGCAAGTACATTTGACAATCAAGTCAGCGAACGCGAAAACCGGACCGATCCCCGTCAGCACCACGGCCAGCGATTCGTGCCCAACAGACTGCGCCATGAAAAAAGAATGCTACGCGGCCAGTGGCCCCCTGGCCCTGCACTGGCGCGCTGTCAGCGCTGGCGAGCGCGGTACAGACTGGCCGACGTTTACCAAATCAATAGCGGCGCTGCCCGACGGCCAATTGTGGCGTCACAATCAAGCTGGGGATCTGCCACAGTCCGGTGGCACAATCGACGCCGCCGCGCTCGGCCAATTGGTAGCGGCCAATACCGGCCGCCGGGGGTTCACCTATAGCCACCACCGGGATGCCGAATCTATCGCGTGGATCCGCCATGCCAATAATTGGGGGTTTACAGTTAACTTGAGCGCCAATGATCTGGCCGACGCCGACACTTTAGCCGACCACGCCGCCGGGCCGGTGGTGGTGGTGTTGCCGTCGACGCAAACAACCAACACCACCACGCCGAAAGGGCGCCCGGTGGTTATCTGCCCGGCCACTCAGCGCGACAACGTAAGTTGCGCGACGTGCCAATTGTGTCAGCGTCAGCGCACCGCTATCGTCGGTTTCCCGGCCCACGGCTCGCGCCATCGGGTTATAAACCTAAGGCTCGCGGCCTAATGCCCGACTATGAGCGGCCGCGCTGGCCGCTCATGGGCGCGCATTGTCGCCGATCAACCGGAGATTAAATTATGCTCACACTAGCCAATAAATTTAGCCAATATGGCATCGCCCAGCTACTGTACTTCGCCGACCGGCTAGACCCAAATAATAATTGGCGCGAGTCTGTCGCCGACGATCCGGCCATTACGCGCGACGATCTGGCCTTGGCCATGATGGTCGCATACGACGATGCCGACACTCACGCATGGATCAACAAATGATTAAAACAATGCAGGCCCGGTATGCCGGGCGCGACGCGATCACCGGCGCCCGTATCCGGCCCGGCGACCAGATACAGTATTGCACGGCCACCCGCCGCGCATGGCTGGCCGAACCCGGCGACATGGCCGACATGGCCGACGAACAGCAGGACGTGCTGGACCACCCCAGCCGCTATAACCCGGCTTGGGTCTCCCACGTCTGGACCAGCGGCGGCCGCGAGTACTACCGAAACAAGGCCGGACTTTGTGAGGATGCGCCATGCTGCGGATGTTGCACGGCATAACGGTCCTAATGCTGGTCCTGCTCATGCTGGCCGGCCTACTGGCCGCCATGCTGGCCTACTTTGATGTCCTGCTGCCGTGATGGACTATGAGCGGCCGCCCGGCCGCTCATGGGCACTCATGCCAAACTAACCTAGAAAGTACACTATGAAAATTACATGGACAGCAAAAAACAATAGCAGCTACCTCAACGGCAGCCGGGCGGCCCCGTCGATCCTGGCGGCCGTCCGGGCCGCTCGCGCATACGTGCGCGGGGAACTGTACGGAGAGGGTACGCTTGTCATCCTGGTAGACGGTGAGCCAGTCCGCCGCGACGAGCGGTCGATATTTACTGGTTTTCGGTGGGTGACAATATGAAAACAATCACCCTCAACCGCGCCCGGTACACGGTGCGCGATGACCGGCATACCTTTCTGTCGGACATTTTAAAATTGACAGGCAAACACAAGCCTGTCAGGCCCAAGGGCGGCTGCGGCCGCCTGTACCCGGCCGACGGCGCCAGCCTGTCAACGGCGGCTTACGTCGCGCAGTACTATGCACTAAATAGTAACCGAAACAATTTTAAGGGCGCGGCGGCGCCCTACGGCGACGCTAACCTGGCCGGGTTCTATGAGGGCCTCAGCGACCGGGTAAGCATACCCGAGGGCGAAGACAGCATGGAGGTGTGCGATGACGTTCTGGCACGATAAATTTCAAATGACCAGTAGCGGCCCGGTGACCTACAACCACCGCCGGGGCCGGTTCTGGGACATTCGGCATATGAGCGGCGGCGCCTGGGTCTATCAAGGGCGCCGGTTCTACCCGCTCGGCACACGCCGGGCGGTCATCATCCGGGAGGTGTGCGATGCGGACTGAGTACCATAATGAAGAGTTCATGGTCACGTCCGAGGTCACCCAGACCCCGGACGGCCGGTGGCGGGTGCTGCTGCGCGACGACGATTCCGGCCAGCTTGTCGGCCCGGCGCGGCTCTACGACAATCAGGCCGACGCCTTGGCCTATGCGGAGCGCTTATGCAACTGACCGACCCCAAGACCATGCGCGAGTTAATCGCCGACGGCTGGACGCGCGATCAGGTCTACGGCGCCGTTAAGCGCGGCGACCTCGTCAACCTAAACCGGCTGGACGCCTGGGGGCGTATCCGGCGGGGGCCGGGGCTGTTCGCCCGGCCAGCCGGGCCGGGCGTTGACTTTGCGGCCCTGGCCGACGCCTGGGGGCGCCCATGCTCCTGATGGCCGCGCTGCTGGCCGCCCTAGTGGCGGTACTCCTCAATTTGTAAGACCGGGGCATTTTCCCCAACTGCCGCCGGGCACATCCCGGCATGGAGAAACGTATGACGTATTTTGGCGCAACCTATAGCACCGACCCCGAAAATTTCGGGGAGATAACGGCTATTTTCGAGGTCGCCGCTGACTGGGACGGATACCGCTTCCACGGGTATTGCGTCCCAACCAGCGACGAACTGGCAGCCGCAGGGTATTGACCCCTGCCGCCCGATACCGTGGCGCGTACCGGATACCAAGCCCCTCGCGGGGCCTTTTTTTACGCCACGGCCCGGCGCATCTCTGACCTGCTCATGCCGATCAGTTCAGGCGCCACAAAAACGTGTTTCTTGGCGTTGAACTCTCGCGAGTGTACTAGCCCCATATCGGCCCAGCCGGCCTCGCGCAGGGCGTGGAAAAGCGCGCCCTGGACGATCTTGACCCCGGGCGCTGCGGCGCCTGACCCCTGGACCCGGTCACAGATGACGTGGAACGGCGAACCGATGACGCCGGAGGCAAACGGCCCACGGCGCTCGCGCATCATCTCGACCAGCACGGACTCGGCCGTGCTCATGCCAGCTTCGACCATGATGGACTTGGCCTCGGTCATTGGCGGCGGCGCCGACGGGTTGAAAGCCGACACATCACGGGCCATCAGCCACGCGGCCACGCCAGCAAAGCCGCCTCGGTGGTGGTACCAATTCCACAAGGCCACGGCCTCGGCCTCGGGCAGCCGCCCGGCCTCGGCCCAGATGACGAACCATCGGCGGTCGTCCGAAGGCAGCGATATCGCCACGCGCTCATTCGAGAAGGCGACCACCAGCACCCGGTTCAAGGCCATGTAGGGGTGCAGGCCCTTGCGGTTGATGGGCAGGTACTCGGGCGGGGCGGCGATGACGGGCTTGAGGTGGTTCTCGAGGGCGCGGCGGTCCTTGGCCTCGGCCTGGCGCAGCTCGGCTATCTCCATGACCTCACACTCAAGGCCGTAGCCCCACTGCGACGTGAGGTCGTCGTTTTTGACAATGGAACAATTGATCTTAGCGGGACCGCCGACCGCCCAAAAGAACGGGGCCAGCAGGGTGTCCTTGCCGGAGCCGGGCTTGCCGCCCAGCAGCACGGCGTGGTTGATCTTGTGGCTGGGGTACTGGACCTTGTGCGCCAGCACGTTCAGGAGATGCTCGCGCTCGAACTCGACAGGCACCATGCGCTCAGCGTGACGCAGCCACCGGCTCACGTCACAGGCCGCGGGCGCCGGTCGAGCGTTGCGCCAGCGGTTGCCGTAGACTAGGCCATCCTTGGCGACCAGCACCGACTCGCCAGCGGCGTAAGTGATGCCGACCAGAGCCTTGGCGCCAGCCGCCTGGCGGTTCTCGTCGTAGCAGACGCTGGCCTCGATGCGCCGCGCACCCTTGCCGGTCGAGTGGACCGAGACGCACTTGACGTGGCGAAACAGAGCGTTAAAAGTCTGCCTGGACAACTCGCGGCGGTCTTGCAGGTCAAAAAACGCCTCGTCGTTCTGAAGGTATGCAAACCGAGAATACCAGCTGGCTTTTTCGACTCGGCCTAACTCGCGCAGCTCAACCTCGGCAATAACCTGAGCAGCCGCATCTGGGTACTCAGGGCTAGGCTTAATCTTGGCGAGGGCCAACTCAAGATGCAAAGCCATCAGGTCGTCACGCAGGCCGGGGGCGTGACGGGGGCCGCCGTTGTCGGCGACCCATGCCAGAAACGAGTTGCTGTCCAGATCGACACAATGGCCGTGCATACAGCAGAAGGCCCGGTTCAGGGGCATATAACGGCCCTCTGGATTGCCGTCGGTGTGCTCGGCGTTATTCGGGCAGACGACCCCGGCCCAGCCCTCGGCGTTGGGGCGACTGAGCAGCAGCCCCTGGCCCGAGAGCCAGAGCAGCACATCGTCGGCGCCATCGTCAGACATCCGAATCGGGCGGGGGCCGGAGGACTCGGCCGGGCCGGGCGTCACGCCCAGAGCGGCGCAGATGTCGGCCAGTACGAACTCGCGCTCGGGGTGGAACTCGACTAAAGCAGACGCAAATTGGCCCTTGTCGGGCTTGAGGTTGACGGAGCCGGGCAGCCGGAAGTTGCGAACCGGGTTGCAGGCGCCGGGGTCGGTGTAGCCAGCAGCGGCGATGGCCTTGATGGCAGCGGCAAACTCGCCCTTGGGCGGCTGTTCGCTAAAGACGTAGCCCCACTGGTAGTTGCCTGGGCTAGTCTCCATCACCCAAGTCGGCGGCAGCGGCGGGGTCTTGCTCTTGGAACCAATGTCGTCCAGCACCATGACGGCGCAGTACTCACAATTGGCTGACGACGCCGACACCCGCCCGTCTTGGAAGCGGTCAACGATGAAGCTGGCGGTGTTGCCATACCAAGCCTCGCCAGCCCGGACGCCGTGTGAGGGCAGGTAGGCAGGCCATGTGGCCTTGATTGCGCCATCGGCGTGGTACTGCGTTTCGCCGCCACGCATCTGTGGTTTCTGCCGCACCAGCAGCAGAGTTTCGCCCTCGGGCGCGAGCGCCGTGATAAAATCCAAGAATTGCACGTTGCCTCCTTTTGCGCCGCCCCTGACCGGGCGGCGTTTTTATTTGCCGTAACGCGGCATCGTCTTGATGCCACAGTCCAGCGGCAGGCCGGTGGCCCATGCTGGCGGCGTAGTCATCACCCTACGCACTTCATCCTCACTGCCGCCCTCGACGACGATTTCGTCGTGGACGTGCAGCACCACACCATCAAGCTGCCGTAGCGCGTAGCGCAGCAGATCAGCCGCCACAGCCTGCGTGACATTCTCACAAGCTAGACCCTTCCAGAGTCGGGCGCGGGGCCACTCCTTGGCATCCTGCGCGGGTTTCCACGCCGCCTTGGCGTAACTGATGCCGTCCTCTTCAAACCGGGCAAATGGGTAGCACAGCACCCGGCCAGAGGGAAGAGCGTACCAGAGATGTTGGCCGTCGAACAGGTAGGAAACCCTACCAGCGGTGAACTCCTGCCCCCGGTTACGCATGGCCCTGGTGTACTGCTGCTCTAGTTGCGTCCAGAAGCCAACAGCCCACTGATTATTGCGGCGCCAAGCGTCCACCATGCGCTTGGAGTCGGCCTCGGACAGGCGCACACTGTAGATGCGCGCCATCGACGCAAAGGCGCCCACGCCACCGGCAAAGCCGCAGGCCAGCTCCTGCACCTTGCCTATTTGTCTCTGGGCTGACTCGCCGTCGCGGTCGTACTCGGCTTTGATGTCGTCGTAGCTGCGCTGGAAAGTACCAGCAGCGTTAACAATGTAGGGGTCGAGGCCCGACTCAAAAATGTCTAGCTTGGCCTGCCCCGTACCAGACAACCAAGGGTTAACCCTAGCCTCAATGGACGACCAATCCGCAACGACTAAGTGTTTACCCTCGGCCGGTATCAATGCAGGCCGTAGCATCCCCCGGAGGACATCGGTAACTCGCTGGCCAAACTTGGGGACGATGGCGTGACCCCGGCACATTGCAGCCCTAACATCATCAGGACTTTTCGCACATTTGCGTGTGAAATTGTGAACCTGCGCCCCGTAGCTACTAGCTCGACCTGTAGCAGACCCTCCGGCGAAGACAAAGGCGCCTCGGACGCGGCTGTCCTCAACGTCGGCGAGTTGGGCGAGTCGGGCGAACTTGGCGACCGACGACGCCCACAGGTCGTCGGCGCACTGGATGATTTCTTGGACATCGGGGGGTACTCCTTCACAGTTTAATAGGTTGGCTCTCACGGTCTTGTCGATGCTGACCTTGTCATCCTTGGTCATCAGGGCGCGAGCCTCGGGGCCGACTCTGTCCCAGACCCACTGGCGCATCTTAGGCGACCGCACCGAGGTCAACTCACCCTTGGACACCTCCTTGACAATCTCGGCGATCTCAGCGGCCTCTGTGGCGGCGTAGGACACTGCTGCGCGGCAGAGCGGCACATCGACTAGGACGCCCCGGTCGTTGATGCGCTCGTTGACGTGATAGTCCAGTAGTTCGTCAGAACTTAGTGGGCGCATGGCCTGGCTGATGGCCCTCATGGCCCGAACGTCCTGCTCACAATATTGGATCATCTCGGCGGTCAACTCAGCAGATTCTTGGAAGGGCGGGACGCACATCTTGCGTATGAGCGCAGCGCCCCGGTGATCTTTTTTCATGGACGCACCCATGAACCGGCCCACGTCCTCAAGGCTACCTGGCGCACAGTTGGCACGGGCCTGCGCTGCCGTGCAGTAGAACTGCTCCAACGGGATGTTGACCTGCAAGACGTACCATAGGATGAGCCGCTCAAAGGCGGCGTTATGCGCCATGATGCGGTGGCCGGTAAAGTCGGGTAGTGGGCCAGAGGTCCAGGTCAGCACCTCGCCGTCATCAACGGCGTAGGACATACACAGCACCTCGGTGCTAGGGTCTTGCGCGTAGTTGTAGACGCCTGCTAACTTAAGGTCGCAGGTGGAGCGTGTTTCAAAATCAAGCCAGATCATTTTCCAATGCCCACTCTTGCGAATGGGCATCAGAAAACGGCTTACGCTGCCGCTACGCGACGACGGCGACCGGCAGGTGCTGCCACCTCTGGTTCCGGCTCACCTTCCATGCTAATCCATTCGGCAATCTCAAACACTGGCGTGTAGATTTTTCCGTAGGACTTGTGTTGGTAGTGATCCTTCTTCAAGGTCACCACAGCCACAGGCTTGGTCTGGTCTTTCTCGACCTGCTCGGCCAGCGCAGCGGCGATGGTCTGGACTGCGCGTTTGCCGCCCACCGAAGTGGTGGTGAACCGCGCTTCCATGCCTGTATCGTCGCCGGTCAGGCACTTGAGGCTCATGCCGATCTGCTGCTCCCAGCCCTTCTTGGCGCCGGGCGGCGCATCGTCGATCTCGGGCAGCGGCTGGCTTACCGCAACCATCTTCTCGCCAAGCACCTCGCCGTCGCCCCAGGCGATAAAGCCGTGGACAAAGGAGAAAGGATTGACGGCCCAGGTCGAGTCGTCCTCGACCTCGGTCTGGTCTGCACCGAAGACCCAGTGGCCGGTCTTGTCCATCTTGAGGATGACAACACCGACCGGGCCTGCGCTAGAGCTGATGCTCTTGAGTGCAGTGGAGAGGGTACTAATGGCTGGCAGACCAGCCTTGGAGAACACTGAAAGATTAGACATAATTTACCTTATTGCAGTTTAGAAAGACGGGCAAGTTGTTTGCCCAACAAAAGCACTTCGGGGCGCGGGTCATCCGCGCTTGCCAAAGTGTTACCCGAAGAGACGGCAACGACCACATCCGCCGGCAGGGCGATCTTGCGCTTTTTGAGCGCCTTCTCAACCTTGGCCGGGGACATGATGGATGTTTCCATCACCTCAGATTCCTCTAGGCCCAACGCGAACAAGGCGACTTTAGCCTTGTCCTCGTCAGTCCATTGTCTGATTGCCCGTTTGGCAACCAGTTTGTAATCTGGCAGTTTAGCACCGCTCTCCATCATCGACAGGGCCAACTCCCGCAGGCTGGTAATCCACGTCTCCAACAGGTCGGCGTTCTTGAGATAGGCGCTGATTGTGGTGGTGTCCAAGTCAGCAATCTGCACGGCCACCGCCCGGTCGGCAGCGCCGGTCATCTGGGGGCAGATGGGCTTAGCGGTGCAGAACCGGCAGTGGTCGCCCACCACCAGTTGCGCGTCCGGCAGCGCCGACCACTTGACGGCCTGCACCAGGTCACGCTCGAACGCCCGAATACGCTCGGGTGTGGTCACCCAGCGCCGTACGGCTGGCGGCTGCACGATGACGCACTCGACCTCGGTTGCACCCTCAAACGCCCACGACGACTCTGGCGTCCTCATGGCCGCAGCGGCGTAGAACATGAGCTGGGCGTTCTCCTCGGCATCCACGATCACGCCGTCGCCAAACTTCCAGTCCAGCACGATGGCCCGGTTGCCTATGCGGCCAATCAGGTCGGTGCTGCCGAACACGCCCGGCAGCAGGTCGCCAAAGCCGACACGGGTCTCGGTGTTGAAGTTCATCTGCTCCAACGGGTCAATTTCGTCGAGCAGCGCCAGCGCAGACTTCAGCTTTTCGCAATGGTCTTCATCCAGCGTGACGCCGTTGAAGGTCTTGCCCAGTAGGCTGTAGGCGCTGGCGTCGCCGTCGTTCACCAACAGGTCAACAGCAGAGTGCAGGGCCGTGCCCTCGGCCATGTACTTGTTCTCAACCTGTGGCGGCATCTTGGCGACAAGCGCCACGCTGCCGGGGCAGGCCATTACACGCTTGGCGGTCGAACCGCCGACGATCTTACTGTGCTGCATCTTCTTCTTCTTTCTTGGTGACTGTGACTATTGAGGGGATTGAAGAGTACCTTGTTTCAATTTCGTTGAAGCCGTAGCCTTCGATGAGGAAGTTGGCGTGAGCTAGGATGAGCCGCTCGATTTCGGCGCGGGTGAATTCGATCTTCATGGACTCTACTTTCGTTGTTACCCGAGATTGGGTGAGGCCATCATAACACACAAAAATAAATTTGTGCAAATCTTTTTTTCTGTGCTAAAGTTTGGATATGGAAAAGCACATTGAAGCATATCTGGTCAAGCGCGTCAAGGCGCTGGGCGGCGTAGCCTACAAGTGGCGCGGCCACGGCGGCGTAGCCGACCGCATCGTGGTGCTGCCCGGCGGCGTGGTGTGGTTCGTGGAAGTCAAGACCACCGGCGGTCGGCTGTCCGCGCTCCAGAAGGTCTTTGCCGCCGACATGGCGCGGTTGGGGCAAAGTTACTGTGTGCTGTGGACAAAGGAGCAGGTGGATGAATTTACGACCATACCAAGAACAGGCAGTTGACTTCCTGTATGAGAACGACCGGGCCATGATCTTGGCGCCGGTCGGCGCAGGCAAGACCGCCATCGCCTTGTCGGCTATGGACGAACTTATCAGCAAATGTCTTGTGGGCCGGTTCCTGGTGGTGGCGCCGCTGCGGGTGGCCGTCAGCGTCTGGCCGACCGAGGCCCGGCTGTGGGCCGAGTACCGCAAAGTGTCGGTGGCGGTCGGGACGCCCAAGCAGCGGCTGGCTGCGATTGAAGACTCAGACGCCCAGATCGTGGTGACCAACTACGACAACCTGCAATGGCTGGCCGACCGCTGGGACAGATGGTGGGGTTTTGACGCCGTCGTGTTTGACGAGTTGACCCGGCTGAAGAACCCCTCCGGCGCCAGGTTCAAGGCTTTCAACAAGGTCATCACCGAGGTGCGTACCCGTTGGGGTCTGACCGGCAGTTTCACCAGCAACGGTTTAGAGGACGTGTTCGGCCAGTGCAAGATCGTGGACCAGGCGCTGCTGGGCCGCAGCAAGGGCGCGTTCCAGCAACAGTACTTCTTCTTGGTCAGCAAAGAATACAACCAGTGGGCGCCGCGGCCAGGTGCGCTGGAGCAGGTCATGGAGCGCATCAAGCCAGCCACGTTTGTGCTGGAGCCGGGCGAGTACAAGGACAAGCTGCCCCCGCTGCACACTGTGCCGGTGCGGTTCGACCTAGTCAACCGCCAGCCCTACGACCAGATGAAGAAGGAGTTTGTGGCTCAGTTCCCCGACGCCCAGGCTGTGGCCGTCAACGCTGGTGTGGTCACGGCCAAGCTGCAACAGATGGCGTCCGGGTTTGTGTACGGCGACTCGACCGTCTGGTTCGACACGTCCAAGTTCGACGCCCTGGACGACCTGCTGGCCGAGAACCAACACGCCAACACCATCGTCGCCTACACCTACCGGGAGGAATTGGCCGAACTCAAGCGTCGCTACCCGCAGGCTGCAACGCTGGACGAGCCAAACGCTATCGAACGCTGGAACGCTGGTAAGGTCGAACTGCTGCTGGCCCACCCTAAGTCTGCCGGCCACGGCCTCAACCTCCAACACGGCGGCAACAAGATTGTCTTCCTGTCGCTGCCCTGGTCGCTGGAACTGTACGAGCAGACCATCGGGCGCCTGCACCGCAGCGGCCAGCGGCACGACGTGTGGTGCTACGTCATGCTGGCAAACAACACAGTGGACGAGAAGATATGGGCGGCGCTCCATGACAAACGCGCCATTTCTGATATTGCACTGGAGGCACTAAAGTGAATAGACTCACACAACTCAAGGCAAGACTAAAGGCAGCGCAGGCTGAACTTGCTATCCGCACCCGGACGCACAACAGCGCGTCACGGGCCTACAACAAGGTGGTGGCTCACATTACCGAACTGGAGAAGAGAATTGAAGACTTGGAGAAAATTTCATCTTGAGGCGAACGAGTACAGCGAGGAACAATTGCTGTCTATGCTCGAAGAAGAAAAGTTGGTGCATAAGCGCGTGAAGATGCTAGAGCGTATCCACCAACGCTACTGCACCCTACGCACCAACCGGGAACGGCTGGAGGTGCTGAAGTTTGGGAAACAGCCATGAACTGGGTGGCTGCGGCTTTGGTGGCCCTAGTCATGTCCACCGCCTATCTGTTGGACGGTCCCAGTGAGCATGAGGCACGGGTAGACACCGTGGAGGAAGTTATCCAAAAAATGTGCGGCGAGAATGCCGCTTGGAAATTATTGGATGATGGGTCGGTGCAGTGCTACACGCACAGGGGACTCAAAACAAGGAAGGTGACGTTATGAGTGATGATGACGATTACAGTTTGGTTGATGAGGTGGTGCATTACGGCACAATTATTTTCTTAATTGTGATGACTATCACATTTCTGGGCGTTGGTGCAGGATTCTTGTGGGGGATGATGTGACAATCACCGTACTGTCCAAGCGCATCCGTGACGCCCTGGCCCAAGCGCCGGATGGCATGACGGCTTTGGAGTTGTCGTTTGCGCTCAACATTGGCGCATCCCAAATCAGCCGCAGCCTGGCCTTGATGCCTGATGTCTACATCGACCGCTGGGTCCAGAGCAGGACCAAGTACGCAGCGGTCCATTGCTTGGCGTTTGTGCCAGAGGATTGTCCACACCCATGACACCTACCTTTGCCACTTGGGACAGAGCGACCCTAGACAAGTTTGCGCTTGAGGCTTACCTGCGGCTCCAGCAGCAGCAAGATCAGCTTGAGCAGCTGCGAGGTGACCTCAAGGATGCGATTGAGGCGTACCGCCTACGAAATCTGCGTGATTGACACATCGGTGGCAGTTGCACCTCGAATCACAGCCACCTTGTCACCACTCGCGCAGCTCACATACTCGACGGCGTTTGCAGGCAGCATGGGTGAGGTGGTCAGACTGGCGGTGGGGTTGGAGCCAATGGCAAAGTGGCAGTGCGCTGCAGAGCCATTCGCCAGCCGCAGCATAGTGACTCCAGCCCCCACTGCCGTAGACTGGACGCTGCTGGCTGTGACTGTCATCACCTGGGTGGTGCCAAGTGCGCCAAAAGTGGTCAGCTGCCCGTTATCGTCCCTAAAAAGTTTGCTCATTTTGGTTCCTTCAAAAGTTATCGGCGCGGTAAACCGCTTAATATATCCATAGCGGTAGTAATTTCTGGCAGTACCATTTGACTAGCTTTGAATGCTCTAGTTTTTGGGCCTTGCCCAGTACCCGAAACTGGCCTGCCTTGACGCAAAGTCTCTTCTAAGTCAGTTAAAAGGTCAAGCATCTGATCTCTTTTTATTGCGGCGTTGCGTTGCATCTGAGCATCCGTTGCCTTATCTACGATGCTCTGAAATCCTTTTGCTTTTTGTTGGGCTTTGGTGATTGCGTCTTGAACCCATCCCCGGTCCATCATTTTTGATGCAATTGCTCGGTCAGTTAACCCTTTAAATTCCGAACCAACAATAGCAAGGTCTATCTTGGTTTTGTCAAAAGCTACTTTTTCAGCCGCTGTCAGGTCAAACAATTTTCCAGCCGCAACTTTTTCAGCGGCGGTCGTTAACGACTTGCCTAAATTCTCCATAAAGATTTCTGGTGTCGCTCCCTTAACACCGGCCCCGCCGACCTTGTAAGTGCCGGTAATTGGGTCAAAATCTAGCACGGCGCCTATGCCTGTGGGTTGCCGTGCTGCAGTCGCTGCCGCTGCCTGTTGGAGTTCAGCCTGCGCGCCCTGTTGCATACTCAAATTTCTAGCACGGGCATCCTCCATGCGTAAGGCGCCCATTTGACCACCGACCGGGCTTTGAGACATTCCTAGCTGGGCAGGCCCAGGCGCAACGCCGGGAGTAGTGAGTGGGCCAGGGCCACCTGGGCGCATCACAAAATTAGGGAAGTAAGTACCCTCACCTGGCTGCAGCACTTCAACCGGCGCTTGGTACGGCACAACAGCGCGGTTCTGGGGAATGGGCTGCATAAGCGTTGCCATTTGATTCACGGGGATACGCATATCGCTTAGTTTTAACCCAGCTTGGTAGTTGGGGTTTGCCATGCGACTAGCGGCCATTTTCCCACCAAGTTCACCTGCTGCGCCACCCAACAAACCACCAACAATAGACCCAGTTAAGCCAAAGTTTGAGCCAAGCAGCGCGCCTGCGCCGCCGCTTAAACCAGACCTAGTGGCCCGAGGTAGCTCATAAAATTTTGATGTTGCTTGAGTTGTAAACGCCTCTGGGGAGTTACCAGCAATTTTGCCAAGCGCGGCGATGTCGCCAGTTAAGTTGCTGTCTTTAGCCGTAATGCGAGCCAACTTTCCAACATCTACCATGCCCGTATTGAAGTCAGTAGCGCCCTCATACGCATAGGTTCGGGCCATTTTTTGACGTGCGTCACGAAACTCACCTAAAAGTTTTGGGTTTGTGATGCTGTTCTCAATCATCGACTCCAACTCAGTCGCTACTTTAAGGTTGGTGTCTGCGATGTCTAACGACTCAATGCTTGAAGATTTATTGTTGTACGTTTTTCTTGCGCGTTCGCGCAAGACACGAATGTTTTTTAGCAGCGATTCACCAGTTAAGCCAGTTTGAGTTTTTGCAATTGCATCATCAACAATCTTGTTGATTGCAGGCGCAAAGTCTTTAGCGCCAATAACATCTAGGTCCGCGCGCATACTTTCCAGACGCTGAACCATTGCGTCATTGGCTTGCTGTATAGGAAGTTTTTTGACTTGCTCGTATGGTTTAGACACGTTGGCGCGCGCCGTATCAAAAGCCGCTGGGCCATCAAGTTGCGTTGTAGGCGGCAAATCCATCTCGTTAAGCGCCACGTTTCTGACTTGATTTTTATTAGCAGCGGACAATGCCTCTGGACCGCGCGGCCCGGCCATAGCCGAGTAAAGCCTAGAGGACGCCGACGGCTCAATGTTGGATGGGTCAATGGCAATGCCGAGCCGTTGCGCGTTAGCTGCAGCGTCAATTTGAGGGCCGCGCGCGTAGTCTTTTAGCGAGGCTGCTTCTGCTCTTGCTTGGAGTAGGTCGGCAAACGGCAGTCTTGCACCGATAGCGGCTTGCTGCATAACCGGCGCAACGTAGGGCCGTGCAGCTTGAACAACTTTAGGCGCCGCGACAGTGGCGCTGCCGATCATGTTTTCAACGTCTGCTTCGAGCAAGCCTGTTTTTTCAGAAATAAATTTAGCGCCTTTCTGAAAATTCTGCCCGATGAAGTCCATCAGTTGACGGCTACTTTCCTGTTGGTATTGCGGCGTTTCAGTAACACCAAACGCCTTGCCAAATGGCTGTTCAAAAGGCGCGGCAATTCTCTTTGCGGCTGCCTGTGCTTCTTCTGCCGACCGGCCCATTCGGGCAAGCGGATAGGCTCCAAACTGCACTGCGCCGGGGATTACGCTGCCAAGGGTAACGTCAGCCAAAGACGCCGCCCCTCGGCCTAGCTGCGTCATAAAACCAGGCGCTTTAGGTATGAGGTCTTCATACCCAGAAACAGGAATTAGGTCTTCGTATCCGGTAGCCATTTACAACTCCTCACCCGTGTTTTGTTTGAAGCGTTGGCGAACCGCAGCAGCAGGCGCTCCTTTGGCAATCGCTGCATTTGCCGCTTGGCGTTGCTGGTTAAGGTTTGCCGCTGGTGCGCCGGTCGGTATTTGACTTACCGCTGGAGGCGGCGGCGGCGCTGCACCAGCAGGTTTTTCTACCGTGAGTGGGATGTTAGTTTTTACACCACCATATGTTTTATTGTGGGTATCAATAACTTTACTTGCCGCTTTATCGTTGATGTCCAGAATCTTGCGAAGTGCCTGTTCTGTGAGCGTAATTTTTCCACCCGCCATTTGCATAGCATATTCACGGTCTGCGTCAGACAGGCCCGTACCTGCTCCGAACTGCTTAATGAGTTGGCCCACGTTGGCGCCCATTGCGGCAGCATAGGCTTGAGAGTTAGCTGCTGCGTCTGCATAGCCAGCATCAATACCCGCCTGTTTAAGAGCGTTATTAAGCCCAACAAAAAAGTTAGCCCCCGTCCCTGTGATTGCGCCCGAGTTAAGAATACTGCGCCCAGTTTGGTTAGTCTCTAAAATTGTTGCTGCACTTTGTGCTGCTATCTTACTGTCGATAGCTTGTTTGGATTGGCCTGCCCCAATTCCAGTCTCAAATGCTTTTTCTTGCGGTGGCATATTCACGATTGTTGACGGTGCAATTTGTTGGCGATATTGGCCGACTTGACTTATGCCTGGTTGGCCTGTTCCTGCAAGCGGCGCGCCTCTGAGGTATTCAACAGCTCGTATATCTGTAGGCAAAGGTTCATATGGCAATTCATTTGGCACTATTTTCCTTGTCCCATCACTAAATGCTTGGACTAAGGCTGGTTTGCCGCCCATCATAATTGACTGTGCTTGCCCAACTGGTGTAGGCGCAATTCCTGTGGTAAACGGGATAACCCCGCCCTGTTCTGTTCGGACGTAGGTATTTCCGTCCGTACCTTTGAACGGTTCGCCAACCGTTTTAGGCGGTTGCATGGATTTCATTAACTCAGGTATTGCTGTTTTCATGTCCATCATGGACAGCAACGATAGCTGGTTTGGAGAAAGATTAGTTTGCCTGTTAGTCGTTGGTGGTGGATTAACTGGCGCTGTCATGTTAGTAGAAGTCTTTAGCGCATCTAGGTCTGCTTGAGTAACTATGCGTTGCTCTGATGTTCCTGCTTTTTCACCCTCAAGATAAGTGTACGGATAGGTATCACCAACTTTAGGCATTGGCGGCGCGGCCCCTCCACCTTGTTGGGCTAAAAAGTTTTTAAACGCAAGTTTGGTTGCTCTCTCCGTTTCTGCATCTTTCAACTTTTGCTTCAACGCCATCTGCGTCAGCGCACCCGTCTGCGCCTTTTCATACCCGGCTTGCCCTGCCTCAAACGCAGAGCCGAGAGCCTCACCAATGCCTATGCGCCGGGTGTTTTCCCCGCCAGCCTTGAGCAAGGCTGCAGACGCTGCCAGCATTGCATTGCGCTGCATCATTGCCCTTTGCTCTGGTGTCAGGTACTCGTCCAGGAAGTTACCGCCACCACCACCAAAGGCGTTTCCAAGCAGCCCTTCTAAATTGAATTCAGCCATGTTTATCTCCTAGCCCAAAAGTCCAAGTATTGCACCAATTGCAGCACCTGGAGGACCGCCGAATTGATACCCAGATCCAGCACCACCAAGTGCAGACAACAATGGATTCTTGTACGTTGGTGTTGAAGCAGTCTGACCAAGATTAGGCAGTGATGCCGATAATCCACTTTGAGCAATCCCCAGCTTCTCCACGCCAATCCCGCGTAACGCATCGAGTTGCTGTTGGGTGAATTGCTGTTGCGCTTGTCCTGCGCCCATCACGGCCTGTGCGCCTGACATTCCCAGGTTCTGCTGCTGCTGACCAAAGGCACCTAGCTGACCTGCTGCAGCCAGACGTTGAGCATTGGCGGCAGCGTAGGCTTGCTGGTTGGCAAGGTCAGATTGCTGGGCTAGGCTTGCGTTGTAGCGTTGCATTTCGTTCTGCGCTGCTGCATTGCCCATCATTGCCTGGTTGATGGCACCAGCACCATACTGCGCTGCACCAGTGCCCTGCTGTGCCGTTTGGAGGTTAGCCTGCT